ATTTTGCGCGTCCTATCGTATATTTAATGCCAGGGCTATCGCCCTGGCACTCACTTCCAAAATTTGGACATTGTTAAAAATTTCACACAATTCTTTATCATACTAAATAAGTACGCTTTATCATACTAAAGTAGTTTGCGCACTAACTATCTAACCTACCAAGGTGGTAGGTAGAAATTTCTGAGATTGTTAAAATTTTCACAACTTGCCGTGTATATTGTTAAAACTTTCACGCTGGTGGCCGTTAAAATTTTCACAACTATAGCGTTATAATGTATATAATACGCGCGTACAATATAATGCGAACAGCGAGAAAAAAATTTTCAAAAAATTTGAAAAAAGGGGGTTGACAACGGTTGCAGAATGGTGTATCCTATAGACAATCCAAAACGAAAGCGCAATACAGCCCACACCGGGCGCGCTCCTATAAGTCGCTGGTTAGTAGCGTGTGGTGTACCTTGACAACTTAATATTGTGCGTGTCCGGGTATAACCCTTATTTTAGGTAGCTGCGCCTATGAGCAGCGGAGAACGGTTATGCGTAGAACTATGGAAAACTTTGCCACGGTTATTGAGAAAAAAGAGCGCGCTGCATGGTGGTATTTGGATTACGTTGAGGAAATATACGGCACAGAAAGCGTGGAACGTGAAAAAGCGTTGTCTGAGTGGGCAGCGCTGAACCGTGTAAGAATGATGCTTGAGAGCCAGGACGTGTTTGATAACGCTTATGAAACATGGATGAACGATTAAACCCGCTGATGAGTCTTTGAGAATTAAGACGAAACACGCAAGCAATAACACGCTTGCGTGTCCGGGTGTTTCACGTGAAACATACCTATATTGGGCAGCTGCACCCATAAGCAGCGGAGACATATTATGAAGTACAAGACTACAATTAAGGCATTACGCAACGGTGCTAACAATTTGAGATGTGCTGGTTATGGCGATTTGTCAAATCTATTAAGATTGCATAGTGCAAACGCCTATACAAGCGGCGTTTACGGATGGAATTTTGATGTTTATGAGGTTTACGGCCTGACTATTTGCACAGGATACCGAGGTATGCCCGGAAAATGGCTTGATGGTATCGCAGAGTATGAGAAAAAAGCTGGTGATATTTGGTACGATTATAATAAATCTTATGATGAACGCTGCGAGGAAGTGGAACAGCTGTTGCATGAATTTTGCAAGGAAAATGGCGGGTACTAAGTATTAGCTTAATTTATACCCATTAGCCGAGCTTATACCGAACCTATGTTCGATATAAGCCGTGCTGATGAGGCACCCATAAATCATTCAATTTTCATACTTTACAAATCACTTGATATATGGTATCCTTTAGACAATGAAACACGGAGGTGCAGCAAATGACTATTTCAAGATGGGCAACACAGTATGTCATAATTGACTACACACCCGTCTCAGAGGCCGAGAAAGATTTTGTGCGGCATTGGATTTTCGAACACCGGGAACTTTTGCACAACGTAAAGGTGAATAAAAAAACTTTCACTTTCAAAGCAATCAATTCCGTAATAGGTGACTTTGAGCGTGAGCTTGATTTGTACAAAAAGGAAGATGTACATTTGCAGGAAATGGAGGAATATTTCAATGAGCATTATGAGAATTGAACCTATCACCTTAACAGTAAACCCGTGGTTGTTCATAGCAGTATGTATCCTTTTTGCCGCACAGCTTGCAATCTGGTTCCTCTGCTTACTTGACTACATGGAAAAGCCGAAACGGAAAAAGCGCCACTGAGCGCTTTTTCCGTCACACCGAAGTCACCGCCCGGTGTCTGATGATGGCAGGTGTCCACACAGATTATATTTATTAAGGTGAGAAAGGCCAAAATTATGGCAAAGATGATTACCCGCACATTCCGCACTCAGGAGGTTACCGTCATGACTATGGACGTAACCACCAACGCAGCCGAACCCAAGACCCTGACGTTGCCCCATGTTATGCCCAACAACGACAAAATCCTGAAAGCTGCCAAGAAGAAGTTGGACACTGATACCCTTAAGGTTGTCTATGTTATCGGCTCCAAGGTAAAGGAAGAGCTGCGTGGCGTGGACGAGGAGCAGTTTCTCGCTATTTCCGTGCCCATGACCCGCTGAGAAAGGAGGTAACGAACCATGGAGAAGACTTTGGAGCTGACTGTTTTCGCCAAGAAGCGTACTTCCAAGGATGGTAAGAAAACGTTTTTCACTTACTTTACCACTATGCCCGGTCGCGACAAGGCCAACAAGGTCAAGTTTCGTGAGGAATGCGGCGCCCCTGACTGCCCCGCTAATATCGTTCTTCGTAAGGGCGATTGCAACATGTCCAAGGAACCCTATACCGATGAGGTGACAGGCGAGGCAAAGTCCGCTGACGTTCTGTGGGTTTCCAAGTGGGAAAAGGGCAAGCCCTATGAGGACAAGTCCATGGAAGAGTGGTTCTAAGACAAACAAGAGCGCCCCTGAAATATGGGGCGCTCACTTCTAAGGAGGACTAATGAGAGTAGCAATAGCAATCATTATTTCCGTGCTAACGTTCTGCGCTGGCCTGTTCACAGCTTTTGACGCGCTGGATGTGTTTGCTGGAAAAGAACCATATCTAAAATGGGCAGGGCGTATTTGCTGCGGCGTATCGCTGTGGTTATGGATAGTTCTGCTATGAGGAGGTGCCAAACATGGCAAGACGAATGACCCCTAACCAAAAAGCATGGCAGCGTGAAATGCTGCGTATCGAAAATATGGCGCGTTCCATCGGTATCGAGGACGTTGCCAGTATTAAACCAAAGACACCGGATAAAATTACCAAGAAGCATATCGCACAGGCAGAAGCCATTACGATGGATTACGTTCGTGAAAAGGCAGAGCTTGAGAGCGCAGGAATAAAGCAGACCAAGAGGGCAAAGCAGAAGAAAGGCAAAGCTGTAAGCGGTACTAAGAAACCAGATTATGTACACAAGCCGCGCCGACCGTTGACCGAGGAAGAAAAGAAACAGAGAGCAGAAAATCTGAGGCGTGGCAAGCGTAAAGGTTCAGGAAAGCAAGCAGCACAGACCCGTAAAGAAAAGATTGAGCAGATAAAAAACTTGCCCCGTGTTTCTGATATTGCCGTAGATAATTTCTTTAGTGAAATATCAGAGCGCTTGTCAGCGCCTCAACCCTCAGACGAGATAAGCGCTGTGCAGTATTACTATGACGCTATGACGGGCCTATTGCATGATATAGGTAGAACTCGGTTCGCGTCAATGCTTATGCTGGCCGACCAAGAGGGTGCAGGAATATATCTGCATTTGCCGCCGTCAAAAGTTGACAAGGAGTGGGTAATGGGTGCTATCACAGCGTTTTATGGTGTAGTGTCTAAGCACAATTTAGGATACGGAAAACGTGTTAGGGATATATGGGAAGAAATGGACGAGAGGAATGATAGTTATGAATTTGAGGAAAATGAGACTATCTAATTTCTTCGAGGCTCTGAATTCTATTGTATCACATGAAGAAACATCAATAGGTGGTGAGGAAACAGTGCGGAAACTCTTGTATCTCGTTGGGGACTTTGAAACAACAGTGTACAAAGGGCAAGACCACACCGAAGTGTGGGCAAGCGCTGTTGTTCCCTTGTTCACCGAAGATGTACAGATACACCATAGCATAGAAGAAACCTTTGATTACCTTGCAAATATTCATAAGAACGTGGTTATCTATTATCACAACCTAAAATTCGATGGAAGTTTCTGGATAGATTATTTGCTGGTACAGAAGAAATACAAACAGGCATATCTAAGAATAGGCAAAGAGGAAAACGATGTTGAGTGGTTGCCCAAAGCCAAGATGAAAAACAATTCGTTCAAGTATTCTATATCAGCTATGGGACAATGGTACACCATCACAATTAAAGTAAATAATCATTTTATCGAGATACGGGACAGCTTGAAGCTGTTGCCATTCAGCGTTGAGCGTATAGGTAAGGCGTTCAAGACCAAGCACCAAAAGCTGGACATGGAGTACACCGGCCATCGTTTCGCTGGTTGTGAGATAACACCAGAGGAACAGAAGTATATAGCAAATGATGTACTGGTTGTCAAAGAGGCGCTGGAAATCATGTTCAAAGAGGGGCATAATAAGCTAACGATTGGAGCCTGTTGCTTGCAAGAGTTCAAAGACGGATACAAACAGGGCATGGAAATGGGCTTTGACATGAGCAGCTATGACGAGAAGTTGCCCGACCTATACGCAGAGGATATGAAGCTGGCATACGGTAGCAAGGTGGATGGAATAGAAACAGTCGGTGACTATATTCGAGCTTCATATCGTGGCGGGTGGTGCTACTTAGTGAAAGGAAAGGAACAGAGAGAGTTCCACAATGGCACGACAGCTGATGTGAACAGCTTGTATCCATCAATGATGAGCAGCGAAAGCGGAAACTATTACCCAGTCGGTAGACCGTGGTTTTGGAAAGGCAATTTCTGTGATGAACCATTCATGAGAGTGCCCAAAATAATGGACGGGCAGTATTGGTTCGTTAGATTGAGAACTCGGTTCTATATAAAACCAGGTATGCTGCCAACGATACAGCTGAAACATAATTGCTTGTACAAAGCCAACGAATTCCTTATAACCTCTGACGTTCTTAACCCCGATGATGGCAATTACTATTCCCAGTACATTGACTTAGAGGGTAACGTGCAGGAAGCTATTGTAGAAATGACTATGACACAGACCGATTATCAGCTGATGATAGAGCACTACGACCTGAAAGATACAGAGATACTTGATGGTGCTGTGTTTAAGGCAGAGAAAGGCTTGTTTGACAGTTACATGGCAAAGTACAAGAAGATAAAGCAGGAGAGCAAAGGTGCTATGCGTGAGCTTGCCAAGTTGTTCTTAAACAATCTTTACGGTAAGATGGCAAGCAGCACTGACAGTAGTTTCAAACTGGCTTATGTCAAAGATGACGGCGTAGTTGGCTTCATGCCTGTAATAGAAGCGAAGAAGAAACCTGGGTATATTCCTATTGGCTCTGCAATCACCAGCTATGCGAGGAACTTTACCATTCGTGCAGCACAGAAGAATTATCACGGATTAGATAAACCTGGTTTTATCTATGCTGATACTGATAGTATCCATTGTGACTTGCCACCTGAGGAAATTGTAGGTATTAAAGTTCATCCCATAGATTTTTGTTGCTGGAAGTTGGAAAGCTGCTGGGACGTGGGCACATTTACAAGGCAGAAAACGTATATTGAACACGTTGTCAAAGAGGACTTAGAGGACTGTGAGCCGTATTACAACGTGAAATGCGCGGGTATGCCTCAGAGATGTAAAGACTTGTTTGTTATGAGCTTGACAGGTGAGGCTAAGGGCGAGCTTACTGAGGATGAAAAGAAGTTTGTGGCTAAGCGTAGAACATTAGAGGATTTTCATAAAGGGTTGATAGTTCCAAGTAAGCTATTGCCCAAGAGAATAAAGGGTGGAATACTGTTGGTGGATACAAGTTATGAAATGAGGTGAGTATTTGTACAAGATATATGACCCCGAGGAAGTTCTGGAAGCTGTTGGATTTGCTCATCCTATAAAGGGTTATCCTGACTATGATTACAAGAAAGGGTTTAACGATGGTCTCAACTGGTTTCAGACACAGCTTGCAAAATATTCGCGGGAGGTGAAAGTAAATGGCACAAAAGAGGTCAAAAAGAAAAAGCGAGCCAACCATTATTGAAGCATATTATAAGAAAGGGGTATGTCCTTATTCTGATGATTGTTTTAAGTGCCCCGAACCAGATTGCATGGTGAACCCTAACTTTGCAAGAAGAATAAACAAATTGCCGTATGACATTGAAAGAGGTCAAGCGGCTAAAGGTAAAAATTGGAGGAAATGTAATGGACGGTATAACTTTTATCGAAGAACGAAATAGAATGTGCAAGACCCATGCTTCCTGTTATGGTTGCCCAGCACATGATATTGGGAGTAGTAACAGTTGCAGGTTTGCAATGGAAAATTGGACATCTCCTGAACAACAAATACGAATAGTTGAAGAATGGTCCGCCACACACCCTCTCAAGACGCGACAGAGTGCGTTTTTGGAACAATGGCCGGAAGCGGAAATTGACGATAAGGGGTGCTTGATGCTATGTCCGATAACTGTTTCCGCTTATTACCGAAACAGACACAGTGATTGTGCAACATGGAAGTGTTTAGATTGCCGTCGCGAGTTCTGGATGCAGGAGGTAGAGTGATGGATATGAATAAAACGCCCTGCGATATGTGCAAAGACTGTTTCGTACCTAAAGCAATGGAACAATTTGACCCTTATGATAGCGAGGAATATTTTACTTGCAGCGTACGAGAAGTATAAAAGGAGAGGTGAGTAACCTCACCTCTCCCGTTCATCCAATATCCACAACAGACGGCGCTTACAAGCGGGCTGCGAACCCGACCCTGCCCCGGAGGATTTTACACCTTGCAATCCGGGTCAGCGGATAAGACGAACGACTGAGGATATTAGCGGATGACAATCAATAGCTGAGTGCTTTAAGAACAATCTCTTTACACTCAATGTCTTTGAAACGGAAACAGCCGCGCTCAAAGTAGTAACGCATAGTAGACAGGAACAAGTCACTCCGTTTCAACATGACATAGTTCACATCGTGGTCGTTGGCAGATACCGTGATACGAACAGAGAAGCTTTCATCAACTCTCTTGTCACAGTATACAACGCCCTCATCCAGATACTCACGGATAGCAAAACTCTTATTACCACTTCGGAGAGTAGCAATATAATTGCTGCGTCCCTTAGGCGTATCAATAAAAGCAGAGCTGTCATTGAGGTATACACACTCAGCAGAGTAAGCAACGTAATCATTCTTTGCAAAAGCTCTATTGAACCCACTCTCTTTCTGTGCTACGCTGGCAGCTTCAACAAAGCCCTGTTCCAGCACGAACCCATCACCTTTTAGGAAATTGGTATCGGCTTTCAGTCTCCCGGTAATACCCATCTCTACATAGTAGGGGTTGATAAGAGACACAGGGTTAGCGCACATATACACAGGAAGATAACGTACTTGCTTATTCTGTCCACGCGCAAGGGAGGTGTGAATAGAAATTAACTTTTTGAGTTCATCGGGGGCATACTTATTTGTCTCACTCTGGAACTCATCAAAGAACATTGCAGTTGTATCACTGAACAGGTGGGATAATTTCTTGATACTGTCAGCGTCATTTATAGCGATGGCATAACCGCAGGAAATGTCATTCAGGAACAGCTCTTTGTACTTTCCCTTTTGTCTGGTCTTCTCTGTCATTTCATCGTCAGGGAAGAACAGACCACCAATATCTTTGAAGAACTTGTCAGCCACCTCGTCAAGTTCATAGTTGAACCGATACAGGAGACAGAACTTCGCCCCTGTTTTCTTGAAGCGGTTTACCAACATTCTACCGAAGTAAGTAGTTTTACCACCAGTACGGTTCGTTGTGGTCATATAAATTTCAGGGCGCTTGCCGTTAATGTCAAGCATGGACAGTAATTTTGTTCCATCGTAATACTGGCCCATTGAGTTCACCTCACTAAAATTTCTTTCCTTTATTGTACCATATTACTTGACTTTTGTCAAGTAATATGGTACAATCTAATTGTAAAAGTTGGGGGAAAGGAGGTAACGGCAAATGGAAGTTTGGAGCAATCTCATTTCTCAGCTGGGGTTCCCCCTTGCGGCGTGTATCGCCCTCGGTTTTTTCGTCTACAAGATGTGGCAGCGTCAGTCCGAAGAAGCTGACAAGATGACTAAGCAGTTCACCGAAACTGTTGAGCGTCTTACCGAAAGTCACCACGAAGAAATGAAAGGGATCCAGCAAGCCCTGACTGACAACACCATCGTGATGAATAAACTCATCACAAAACTGGACGGGCCAACGGAGGTGTGAGTAAATGCCCAGCAGCTTTATCTATGGCAATAGATACCTGACTGTATCTGAGCAGCAGAACAACGCCAACCTTTGTTATGAATGGATGAGAGGCATACAGGTAGCGACATTCTCTGTCAATGCAGCTTGTGCTATTATAGCAAACTTTGAGTATGAGTCCACCATCAATCCCGGTATCGTGGAGAGCCTTGCCACTGACCCAGAAGCTTTCAAGCAGGAACACGGGTATTATCCCGGTTGTGGTTTGGCAGGGTGGACACCATACACGAAGCTTACAGGTTGGTTGAATAGCCTCGGCATATCCGCTGACTTCAATAGTGGTTGGCAGGATAAAGGTGCGCTGCAACTTGAGTTTATTCTGTGGCAATTACAGAACGAGCCAACAGCAGTTTGGTTCAGGAACCCGAGCGTGACACCGCAAGACCCGCCTATGTCATTCGCGGAATTTTGTAACTCTGATTTAGACCCCGGTACACTTGCCAAGTATTGGTGCTGGTATTACGAACATCCCGCAGACCCGAACGGGCAAGCACCGCTGAGAGCAGCAGCAGCCAACAAGTGGTATACTTACTTCACGGGTGAAGAACCACCAGGCCCCGGACCTGAACCGCCTACGCCAACCGAAAAGCGTAAGGGCTTACCTGTATGGATGATGTGCGGTAATAAGCGTAGGCGTATCATGCGCCGACTATATTAAAGGAGTGTAACATTATGGCAAAGCTAAATCGTGAGCAGTTTCTTGAAGCTATTAAGGCGCGTATCGGCGATGACACCTCTGACCTTGCTATGCGTTTCGTAGAGGATATGACCGACACCTTTGATGGTTTCGCAGCCGACAGCAACTCTCAGCGTATCAGTGAACTTGAGCAGCAGCTTACTGACGCGAAAACAGAAAGGGACGATTTGGATAAGAGTTGGCGACAGCGCTATCGTGACCGTTTCTTTTCTGGTATCGATGAGGATAAGCTGCCGCCCGAAGTGAAAGACCCCGAGCCTGTCGAACCCGACAGAGCTACTACTATTCAGGTGAACGACCTGTTCACCGAAAACTAAGAAAGGAGACATATAGATATGCCTACTAAGCCTAAGATTAAAACCCTGACCAACAGTTCTATCGATGTGCTGAACGCTATCCGCAACAGTGCTACTGTGAACTATCAGAACTATGTGCCTATCGCCACCAGTGACCCTGACAACATTCGTGAGATTGGTGCTATCATCATGGATATGCCCCAGCTTCAGAATGAGTTTCTGTCTGCTCTGGTGAACCGCATTGGTCGTGTCATTCTGACCAGTAAGATGTATTCCAACCCCTGGGAGATGTTCAAAAAGGGTATGCTGGAATACGGTGAGACGATTGAGGAAATCTTTGTCAACATCGCCAAGCCTTTCCAGTATGACCCCGAGGTTGCTGAGAGTGAGGTCTACAAGCGTGAAATCCCGGACGTTCGTTCCGCTTTCCACGTCATGAACTACCAGAAGTTCTACAAGGCCACCATTCAGCAGGAGCAGCTGCGTCAGGCTTTCCTGTCCGCTGACGGTATCTCTCAGCTGATTGCCGGTATCGTTGACCAGATGTACACCGCCGCAAACTATGATGAGTTTATCACCATGAAGTATCTGCTGGCGAAGAAAATTCTGGCTGGTCAGTTCCACCCCGTTACCGTGGATGCTCTCACGGCTGCAAACTCTAACGCTGTGACCACCACCATCAAGGAGACTTCTAACATGATGGTGTTCCCCAGCACTGAGTACAACCCTGCCGGCGTGTTCCAGCACACGGAATACAATGACCAGTTCCTCATCATGTCTGCCAAGGCTAAGGCTGTCATTGACGTTAACACTCTGGCTGCTGCGTTCAACATGGACAAGGCTGACTTCATGGGTCACGTTGTTACCATCGACAGCTTCGGTGCTCTGGACGTTGCCCGCCTGAACGTGCTGTTCGCGGATGACCCCACCTACACCGAGATTGGCTCTGCCGAGATGGAGGCCCTGAACGCTATTCCCGCCGTGTCTGTGGGCCGCGACTGGTTCATGGTGTATGATAACCTCATGCAGTTCACCGAGAACTACAACGGTCAGGGTCTGTACTGGAACTACTTTTACCATGTGTGGAAGATTTTTTCCAGCTCTCCGTTTGAGAACGCTGTGGTGTATGTGCCCACTACTCCCGGCGTGACCTCTGTCACTGTCTCCCCTGACGCTGTTAGCGCCAAGGCTGGCCAGAGCGTGAACCTGTCTGCTGACGTGGTGACTACTGGGTTCGCCTCTCAGGAGGTCAACTGGACTGTTGCCTCTGCGGCCTATGCGTCTACCGTTACGGTCGACAAGGCTGGTAACGTCAAGATTGACAAGGCTGCTGCGGCTGGTAGCTGCACCATCAAGTGTACTTCCGTGTTCGACAGCACGAAGTCTGATGATTGCGTGATTACCATCACCGCTGCGTAAGGAACTCCCTATGAGGGGAGGGAGAAATCTCTCCCCTCTATCTTGAAGAAAGGAGGAATAGAATATGTATGTTGAGCCTAACAGCACTGTATATCTGATGAAGAATGTCCCACTTGACCCGACTTATCAGCATACGGTGCTTTTCAGTTCTAAGGAGCAGCAAGCCAATACGTTTCTGGGATATACCACTGGTGACTTGACGTTCGTTAATCAAAGCTACCAGAGGCATGGCAGGGGGTATATCAAGATTGCTACGAATGTTGGCAATGTGCTAAACTGCAACTACATGATGTTCCGAAACTACAACAGTGAAACATTGACGTATGACAGATGGTTCTATGCGTTTGTCACTGATGTGGAGTATGTCAATGAGGCTACTACTCTTATTCGGTATGAGATTGACATCATGCAAACGTGGCTGTTTGATTATAGTCTTGACCCGGTGTTTGTGGAGAGGGAGCATAGTAGTACTGATGTAGCTGGTGACAATCTTATTGATGATAGATTGGAGCGTGGCGAATATGTGTTTAGGGACTTTCTTCCTACGAATAAATTAAACGAATACGGCATTGTGGTTTATTCGACGTATGACCCCACAACGTCTGCGGATGTTGCTGGCGGGTTTTATGGAAATTTGTACTCTGCTGCAAAACCGTTTTGGTTTGACACCGCGGACGCTGCAAACGCCTTTATTGCCGACTGTACAACCGCTGGTAAAGCACCGGGTTGCATTGTAGGTGTTATCATGTGCCCAAATGTTTATAAAACATTTATCAGCACGTCGGGCAAAACTCCTATGACCACAACAATAACTTACGCGAAAAACTATTCCGACATTGACGGTTACGTCCCTAAAAACAAAAAGCTTTTCACTCAGCCTTACAACTTTTTGTATATCACCAACCTTTGCGGAAGCACGTTAGAGCTTGGCTATGAATATTTCAGTACAAACAACTGCCAACTGGTAATGTTTGGCGCGCCCTCTCTTAGCTGCGATATTGGCCTTATGCCAGATTACTACAAGGGAGTTGGTGGAAACACAACGATTGGTACCTTGCTTGGTAACTGTAACGAAATCATAGCTCTATCTGACTTTCCTATGTGCTGCTACTCTGTTGACGCTTTCAATGCGTGGTATGCACAGAACAAGGGCAGTTATATCAGCGGAAAGGTTAACCAGGTTGTGGGTGCAATAGGCCAGTTAGCACAGGGTAATATTCTTGGTGGTGTTAGTTCTTTGGTTACAGGCGTTAGCTCTACGGTTGGCGAACTAAGAGACAAGAGTGTGCAGCCGCCTAATGTCACCGGAACCCCCGCAACGGGAAGTATTTTTGCAAGTGGGCAAATGGACTTCTGGGTAGGGCACGTTACCATTAAAGCTCAGTTTGCCAAAATCATTGACGAATATTGGAGCAAATTTGGTTACCCCTGTCACAAGGTCAAGGTTCCCAACCGTAACGCCCGCGCTAACTGGAACTACGTCAAAACGCAAGGCTGCGAGTTCACCGGTTCCATTCCTGCCTCTGACGCAGAAGCAATAAAAGCTATCTACGACAACGGTATCACATTCTGGAATAACATCAACAATGTTGGTAAGTATGGGGACTTCACCAACCCCATCAACGCGTAAGCGCTGGTGTTAACATAACACTAAGAAAGGAGGTAAACTATGGGAAAGAACAACAAGTGCAAAAAAAACCTCGGCGGTATTATGAGCCAGTTCTGGAATAGCGCTGTGATGAATGACATCACCTACAACCACTATTTCAACCATCTATCCGAGTTGGGTATGACCATGTTCGAGTGGCATAATCTCCCTGAGGGAATTGACCCTCGCTTTATGGAGATGACCCTGTTCAATGAGGGCTACGCTATCTTCTTCAAAGACGAAGCTATGGACGAGTTCCTCTGCTTGCAGGCACGTATTGGTGGTCAGCTGAACGTATACCGTGTTCCTAAAATTCGTACAGCATACGCTGTAAATGGATACCAGTATAAGCTGGACGAAAATAACAGTGTTATCATCTATAACAACTATCTCAGATACCCGAGTGTTCCTGACGCACAGTTTTTTGCTGCTAAGTTGGTAAACATTGATAGAGCTATTGACGTGAACGTCAACGCGCAGAAAACGCCTATTCTTATCCGTACCACAACTGACCAACAGCTGGGGTTGGAGAACGCCTATATGAAGTGGCAGGGCAATCAGCCCGTTATATATGCCACTAAGGGTAGTGACCTTGACCGTGCGTTTGATGTGCTCACCACTGGTGCGCCGTCTACATTCAAAGACCTGTACGAGCTCAAAACACAGGTTTGGAACGAAGCACTTACCAGAATGGGTATTAGTTCTGTTAATACGGTTAAGAAAGAGCGTATGATTACTGACGAGGTGGCGAGAGCGCAGGGAGGTACTATCGCAAGCAGATATTCCAGACTGGAAATGCGTAAACAGGCGTGTGACCAAATCAACGCTATGTTCGGACTGAATATCTCTGTGGAGTATCGAGATGACTTCCTGAACATGGTAGACGATGGGGAGGAGGAAAGCGTAGATGACATTGAACGCACAGGCTCTATTGAAGAATGATGAACTCTTTGAGGGCGTTATGACACAGTATTGTCAGGTCATGGAGTGTTCACTGTGCGGCTTCAAGGAACACAACATCGCGTGTAACCTAAATGCAGCCGGCTACCGTATACCGTGGTGCGAATGGGCACAGAAAGAGGTGAAGCCTTTTGAGTAACTATACAACTCAGGTGCGGTATATCTGCGAGAGCTACGCAGGGTTGACCAACAGCGTAGGTGCAGATAATGTGAATAAGGTTGTAGCGGCCGCCGCGCCTAAGATTTTCATGGACTTCCCAATTTGGGATGAGAGCTACCGCCTCACTCTGGAAACAAAAATCCTCAAGCATTTTTACCTGAGAGAGATTGCACATGAGACTGTAGGGCTGTGGAGACTGAGGCTGGACACCTACATGAATGAGCTAATGCCTGTATACAATAAGATGTATGCAGCTGTGTCTCAGGAGTTCAACCCGCTATTCGATGTGGATATTACCAGGACACATGATGGTCAGTCCACGGATAGCAACACCAGTACAGGCAACAGCTTGAACAAGTACAGTGAAACCCCTCAGGGTTCTATCCAGAATGTGGTTGATGGTAAGTATCTCACCACGGCACAGGCTAATGATGCTACTTCTAACAGTTCCGGTAACTCCACGGCAAACTATGTTGAAAGAGTTACTGGTAAGCAGGGTACCGGTTCCTACTCTGCCTTGCTGAGGGAGTACATCGATAAGCTTGTTAACATTGACCTCAGGCTGATGGAAGAACTGGAACCGTTGTTCTTCTGCCTGTTAGACTAAGGAGGGTATATGTTCGTTTATCTAAGTCCAAGCAATCAGGTTGGTAATACCTACTATGGTAATAACCACAATGAATGTTTTTGGTGTGAAAAGATTGCACAGGCTGCCTATGAAGCTTTGCTTCGTTCCCGTGTGAAAGCTGTGCTTCCCAGCAGCGACAGTATGTATTCGCGTATCGATGAGGCTAATACAATGGTGCGTACCCTCAATGAGGATATGCTGTATGTACCTGTTCATACCAATGCAACTGGGCTGAAAAACTCCACACGGCGAGGCACGAATATCTACAACTGGGGCACGGAAAAAGGCAAGTTGCTTGCTACTGCTATCTATAACGCCATTGTGGATATCCCGGGTGCAGCTGTAGGTAAAGGAGGTATCCCCCGGAACCAGACATGGTATGAGATTAAGAACAGCAACGGCATTTGTGCATACTGCGAATGCGAGTACCACGACTGCAAGGAGGGTGCAGAGTGGATTACTTCCCATATCGTGGAGATTGGCGAGGCAATCGCGATGGGTATATGCAATTATCTGAATGTACCGTTCGTAGAGCCGCCTGAGGATAAGCCGGAGGAAACTCTGTACTATGTGCAGATTGGCGCGTTTAAGGTAAAGGCAAACGCAGAAGCGTATATGCGTAAGGCTATCGCTGATGGGTACAATGCCTTTATCAAGACCACGGAGGATTTTGTTATATAGGAGGTGAAACACAATGGCTGATTACAACAACTTGCATGGTAACGTTGAACCTATTTGTATTCGTATCCAGAAGATTTTGCCTACGGTGTATACAGACGCTCTGAGCTATCAGGACGCTATGGGCCAGATTATAGCCAAGACCAATGAGCTGGTAGAGCAGGTTAATAAATTCTCCGACCAAGTGCTGGCTGCATCTAAGGCGTATACCG